ACTCAAGTCAGCAACGTTAGACCTAAATTCTTTCTCTAATGCGTATTCAACGCCAACAGTAGGATATCCACAAACGACTTTTATATCATCTGTACCAATCTCCTTATCCTCTGGCACTTTAAGCTTCTTAAACTTCTCAACATATTCTGAAATGTCAATAGTTTTACTCTTTTTAGTATTCTTGAAAGTGAATTCGAATTCATTTCCAATACTCTTCATACGCATGGTCAAGCAAATTGCAGTCTTGTCTATGATAGTTAGGGTGTTAATGTCTAACTCTTCAGCACAGTTCTCTGCAATGATCTCTTTGATAGCGAAAATGAATTCACTTTTATAGATCGGACTATCTACGATAGTCTTGACCAACATTTTTTCCTGTTTAGTATTTAATTCCCTAAACATAACATTCTTTTTAAGCGATGGGATGTACACTGGATATACATTCTTATCCTGTACTGCCGAAATCGCACTTAACACATCATTTAAATTTCCATTAATCACTTCACTCATAGTTATCTCCTTATAACGTCATCATTTGGGGTCGTTACATTCGTTGTATCCAGACCACCTTCATTATTATTTATAGTAACACTCTGCAAATTCAATGCTCCAGTATCAGGAGTATCGTCATTAGAAATCTTTACTAACGTGTACTTTGCATTGTTCGTAACTCCAGTGCTTCTAGGTGGTACAGGAGGACTTGATAGGCTATCATCTTTAGATGCATCCACAGGAAGTCTTGGCGATGGATTATCAGGCGTTCCAGACGTTGGGAAATCTTCTCCACCACGCATGATGCTATCCTTGTCTGGTGTAAATCCAATAGTTTTATCAATAATCCGTTGTCCGTTATCGATGATAGAATCTTCTGCATCCTTAGCATATTCTCTAATCCTAGACTGAACATCCTGTAAGTGGTCATCAACAGCATCTACAAATGATCCTTTGATGTTAGTAAAGATCTGATTAGCTCCACCAGCAACTACATCCACTCCACTCTCAACTACATTACTGACGAAGTTTCTAGTCTTCTGTAATGCAAAGTTTGCAAGACCCTTAAGGAACCCGTCCTGTAATTCAGTACCTTCTTTAATATCATAATGAGTGAATACAAATTTAGTCTGACGCTTTCCGTATGAGGTTGCCCCCGTGTAATCATATTGTTCAGCATCTACCGAGATAGGAACCGCATTATGGAATGTAAATTCCTTTCTAACCCTAAATCCCGTTGGAGAACGTGTTAAATTGTAGCAAGTTATCTTTGCACGGTTGGCAAATTTAAGACTTGCATAACTGGAATGGATAACCCAAGGTCTAAGAACCAAATCTGTAACGGATGAATTGTTTTCCAAGAAGGTGATTTCCATTTCTGGCATATCATTACGAGGTTTTGTAATCGCTGGCTTCAAGAACCCTCCGATATTATCAAATCCCTGTCGTTCAATGTTGAAACTATCGCCGGGAACCTCAATTCCCTGCACCAACATCATAGCATTCTGTAAATTGTTGAAGAATTGGTCGGTTTGAGCCAAAGTCTTACCTCCAGTTGTCCACGGAGTCACTTCTAATCTAGACTTTGCATTGGATGGTGTGAAGTTATTCTTACTAACACCAAATTCAGTGGACGCAAAGTTTGCAAGACCTTCTTTAATGACAGATCCCATTGATTGTTTGACGTTAAGTTCCCCTGTGGCGTTGCCTTTTGAGAAAAACACAACCCAATATGACGATTCCGTGACTGCATTATTGGCATCTGCCAAAATATTATACAGGAATTCCTCATACAATGGAATATCTGCACTGCTAAAATCGTTTCCAAGTAGCCCATCAGCTAGTCCACCCAACTGATCACTTACAATGTTTCCTGTTCTATTTGATATACTGTTTAAAAATGATGCCATAATGTCCTCTTTTAATTATTTATCACTAGGCACGAAAAAAGCCCGCAATAAATACGGGCTTTCCTTAAGTTTTTAATTTAGCTTAAACGCCAACTAAACGCCAGAACTGATAAGCGAATACACAATCAAGTGTAACCACCTGACCATCATCCTTGATATCATAAGCCAATTCACCAACGGACTTTGGATAAAGACCGATAAATTGGTATCTACGAAGCGTTTCTAGGTTCTTACCAAGTAAATCGAAGGTAGCTACTTCAGTCGGTACACCATACTTACCAGTAGAAGTTTCATCATTAAAAATTTCAGCAATCCATGCTTCCATCTTGTTCCTGATATTTGTTCCTTCATCAGACCTGAACGTGATAGACCACGCATCAGAACCAGTATACTTTGTAGTTCCCGGCACGTTGAAGTCTAATCCCATGTAAGGCACTGGAATGTTAGTGATTTCCTTACCCGGAAGATTAGCAGTCTCAACATAAAGTAGATCGTCTTCGGTGAATGGACCAAGTGAACGTACTTTGAATTGGAATTTTCTAGCAAATTCCTGTTTTTGCGCTGTTGCATAAAAATCTTGAATAGACATATTTTTCTCCTTTTAAATATTTACCGTAAAGATATCCTCAATGTGTTAATTTTAATACATTATTTGATATTAAAATGCTTCATGAGTTTTTTAACGGCATCCTCAACCTTTCCAGATGCGTCAAGTTCCATATCGGAATTGTTTGGGATCTCAAACGGCGCATCCACTCCCGTAAAATTAGGAATTTCCCCATTGCGAGCTTTCTTATACATCCCTTTAGTGTCACGATTTTCACAAACAACTAACGGTGTTGCAATATGCACAATGTTTAGGGTATCTATAATCTCTTCAGGGATTAATCGGATCTCATCCGTGGGTGATACGAACGATGCAATGACGATAATATCATTTTCATTGCAAATATTACAAACGTGGGAGATTCTGCGAAGGTTTTCTTTACGATCTTCAGGATCAAATCCTAAATCAGAACAAAGCCTGTCTCGTACATCATCACCATCGAGTTGTACCACCGGGTAGCCTAACTCTCTAATCTTCTTTGCTAGCTCTGTAGCCACCGTTGTCTTACCAGAGCATGGTAGACCTGTTAACCAATACGTTTCATTTGTCTTCATATAACTATTTACTCCATATATAAAAAAAGGGAGAGCAAAAGCCCTCCCTTTTTTCAACTTTTTTCAATTAGATCAATTCGTTGAAGTTTTGATCAGTACGTGTTGCGTAGAAGTTCACCAAGATGAATTCTGCGGTACGAACCGGCTTCAAGTAGATGTCTACCTGTAATTCATTGTTGTCAATAACTGCTGGTGTGTTGTTTCTTTCGTCACAAACTATCAAGTAATCGTAAACACCTTCGTTATTCTTAGCCACATCAAACACTGGCGTAAGGACATTCACCACTCTAGTTCTCGTAAACGTAGTATTTGGCTGGAATACGAAGTATTTCATCAAACTACGAGTAGATTTTTCAAGCGTCAAGAACAATCTACGAACGTTGATTCTATCGAAAGCACTAGGCTTCTTCTGAAGAGTCTTCTGACCCCAACAAACCATTCCGTCCGATGGGAAGAACACCACAGCGTTCAAGTTGTTTCTGTAAAGAAGGTCACGTTGCTTCTGTGTAGTTGCAAGTGCCATTCCTAGACCACCAACGACCAACCCATTCTCTAAACCAGCAGGAGCAGACCAAGGATATAGAACTGAATCCAACCTTGCCATGATTGCGCCTTGGAATCCAGAGTATGGAATCCACGCATAGTCGCTAGACTGAGTATCATAAACCTTCATCCACTGTGCGTATGTCGCAGAGTAGCTTGAGTTGCAGATCGCAGTAAGATTCTTCAGCGGAGTATATACGTGCTGAGAGAAGTTCTTTTCTTTATCATCCAATGTCTTGAAGTCTTTACCCTGTACGAAGATATTTCTGTAAGGGTCTGCAATAAACATGCAATCCTTACGAGTATCACGGCAGAAGGTATCGAACTGGGTGTAAATAGTAGCCCATGCTTCTGCGATGTCGGAAGTCATTCCATCAGTAACATCAGCAATTCCTGAAACTTCTACGAAGGTTGTATCCACAAACTCATCAGCAGATAGTACCTTGGTTGTAGTATGAATAGTACTCAAACCACCATCAAGAACGATGTCCATTGGAATTGTTTCCCAATCTTCTGCAAGACGTAGACCCAAATCAAGTTTCTTGGAAACGTCACCAATAATCTTAGTTTCTGCAACCTTTTCCTGATAAAGACCAAGTGTGAATGCAGAGTCAGCTTCTAAACCTGCCAATCCTGCCAATGCAGTCGTGGAAGTTTCAACAGTGCTAAGAATTTTAAGATTCTTATTTGGAACACCAGCATCATCAAGCCACTGACCACCCGCTAGAATAGGGTTAACCATAATATCTAGGAAGTTTGAGCCTTCATCTACTAGCTTCTCAACGAAGAATGTAGTTTCTTGGAAGCCGTTAGGTTGAGTATACTTACGGTCAGCACCGAATGAACCGATGTGACTTTCATATCCAATAAATTTCAATGCATTCTGCTTATCAGAATATCCAGATCTACGGAACTTGTAAAGACCGATGATAAGACCATCGTCATAAGTTTCGTCACCGAAGTCCCAAGTAGGAGCAGTTTCAATTGCTTCAGAAAGACTGTTAGGTGCATCCGAGATGTTACCAGTAAGTTCGAAATCCAATCTTGCAGGATCTAGAGTCTCCCAGTTATCAATTCCAGTTGTTCCACTAATGTGACCTTTACTGGTTTGAACTGAATTAAGACTAGCATATTCAAAATCTTCAGCAGTAGCCGTTGTATTCGCTTTAGTGTTGTCAGATAGACCAACATAGTAACCTTCAAAATCTTGATTAACAGAAGTCTGAATCTTATTTACAAGAATCATACCAGCTTTACCAGCTTGAGCAACTCCAGAGATACCACCACTGGTGGAATATGCCTCAGAACTAGTACTCCAAGTCAAAGATCCCTGCTTCCACTGATTGTATTCAGTTTCAGTAAGAATATCTTGAGTAGGCTTACCTACATAATAAGTTTCTTCGCCAGAGATTCCATATTCGGAACCACCAGAACTACTTGTAAATACAGGGTACATCAATACACTGTATTTATCATTATAAGTTGTCGCCGTTGATGTATCCACAATGGAATCACCATAAGGCAGACGGTTGAAGACCACCTTTGCAGGGGTCGTTAGTAAGTTTTTAATCGTATGGTAGGCGTATCTTTCAGCAGAGTTCGTTGGAACTCCGTAAATTTGCTCGTATTCATCCAGAGATGTAATGTTTAGCAATTCCTGAGATGGACCTTGATCAGTGAAACCATTGATCAAAATATTGGTACCAACAGGAAGACTAGCATTAAGAGACAAATCAATTTCACTGATTTGTACACCGGGACTTTCTATATTTCGTGCCATAATTTTCTCCTTTTAATTATTTATAATTTGAAATAACATAAAGAAGGAAAAATATGAGAAATAATACCTATTCTTTGATTTGCAAGTCCATCTGCCCGAATTCGAAAGTGAAATCACATTCAATTTGAGCATTATCCTGATAGTTAAATGTTATACCGGATAATTTAGTGATAAATGAGTGGGTAAATATAAATTCACATAGATCCTCATTGTACTCATCAAGTGGAAAAATTGAGATTATAGTCTGATATCCCCAGAAATCTGTATTTTTGGGATCTGAGATGATTCCTTTCTGTGGGACACTAGCCTTTAATGCCAAACTATCATCCATTCCAGAATGGATAGGATTATTAATCGCCTCAAGCCACTTCCATAATACAAAATAGTTTCGGAATCTATTATCAACCGTAAATTTACAGGAAATTGGTTGATATGGATCACGAACCTGTGATGTAACCTTAACAACCTGACCCATAGTTGGGATAGGTTTGGCAGGAATAGACACTTCTGGCAGGGTTGCAGACTGTAATGAGAATTGCAGACTGTCTCTATTGATGGTGTCCTGAGATGTGGTGTTCCAATTACTGGTATCTAAGTCTCTCAATACGTTTGGGAGAGTTAAGACCATGCGAAACTTATCCAGACGTTGTTTATTTAATACTGATTGTGCTACATTATCCTGCATTTAAATTCTCCTTATACATGATTCCAACCGCCAGCGATCAAGTCTCCCATTGTAGGATTATTAGGATCATCTGGTTCAGATCCAAATAGCAACGGCATTGGCGCACCCTGATTATGTTGATAAAAGTTATCTAATTTGTAATATTCAGGGGCTTCTACAAATAGATTCTTAATTTTAGACGGTTTTCCTCGCTCATCATACTCTGCAATTTCAAAATATTCTTCACAGATTTCAGTTTCCAAGCATAATAATGCCCAAAAGAATGCATCTACACGGTCATCGTAGATGTTTCTACCATCTTTCTTCTTCCAAATACCGTTCGGTCTACGAATGAAGGTTTCCAACTCTTGAACCAACCCGATGTCATTTACATCAAGACAGTCTAAAGTATTTACCCAGTATCTCATATTACTTACACCTTTATATTTGGTACTTGTGTGAGAATATACACCGAATCGATCTTTAGCACCACCTGTGGTCGTGTAGTTAATGAACTTATTATATCCAAAAGTATGGTACATTCCATCAATAACCTGTCCACCAGCGTTGTTTCTTTCAATTGCCATGTACGGTCTTCCCCACTGGTTTGCTATTTTGTTAAGCTTCTCTGCGAAGAAGTGAGGATCAATCAATCTATCATGGAAACACGCCACCTGACGAATGTTCGTTAAGTCCGTAATATCAAGTACTTGCGCACAAGAAGCGGCTTCACCAACACCTTCAGAGACATCGACACCTATACTATATACATGATCAGCTAATGGGGGTTCCCAAATTAAGTAGTGACCATTGTCTAATGAGGCAATAGGAGGCTTACGAATCTTACGCCAGCGATCCAAAATAGATCCTGCGATGGCAGATTCACCAGTTTCGATAAACATACACCCGAATTCTTGGTCAAACGCTTCTTGAGATCCAAGGGACTCAATCATGTTGTTCTTCCACTTCTTACCACGCTTTGGTAGCTCGTGCCATTCCATCTTCTCATGGTGCCATTCTTTGGACTCACCACGTTCGGCAGACGCATAGATGTCATAGAACTTATTTGATGTACCATTGGCAGTTGAGATTAAGAAAATCTTAGTTTCATTGGATGATGAAATAATAGGAATTACAGAGTTCCAGAATTCATCCATAATATGGGGCTGAATATAAGCCGCTTCGTCAATAATAAGACAGTTTGCGGTTTCACCACGGGAGGAACTACTTGATGTTGAACTAATTGTGATTCGTGAGTCGTTAGCAAATACAACTTCAGTTTTACCCCATTGTTTAACACCCGGCTTCAACCAGTTAGGCAATTGCTCATACGCCATCCTAATACGTCTAAGAATATTAATAGCAGTTTGCTCTTTGTTCGCCACGATCATTACGGTCTTATCCGCATGGAAACATGTCAACCAAAGTGCATAGATACTCATGATGGTTGTCTTACCCGTCTGACGAGATGCAAGACAGACCACACGATTATATTTTCCAAGGTTCTTTACAATCCTTTTCTGTGGTCTATATAGTGAGATCTTTTGCTTACCATCATCAAGAGTAGTGATATAAAAATGCGATTCCGCAAAATGCGTAATATTCTTTGTGCATTTTATGATTTCCTTGATTTGCTCTGGAGTATAATCAAACTCAGCCTTCGATGAAGGGAGATTCGGATTACCCATATATAACTTTGGATCAAAATTGTTAGCCATAATAGTCTCTTAGAATACACATTCCATTTCTCTCTTGAATACTTCCTTACTTCCGAAGGCTTCAATCATACCCTTTTTCCACTTAGCTCCACGATGTGGTATATCATTCCATTTAACGCAGATTTGTTTCCAATATTGATAACCTGCTTTATGTTTTTTACCAGCGTTCTTATATAAGGTATGGAAATAGTTCTTTCCGTTGGGGGTAGACCAAATAAATACTTTGGAGGTTCGTCTGGATAATACAATTGGAAATATGCTGTCAACTATATCCTTTAAACGATCCTTTTTATAATATCCTGCATCCGCTAGGAATAGAGTATCGCATGTCATACCACAAAATGAGGATTCTGAATATCCAATCATAATTCTAGAATTATTTGCGAAGACTACTTCACGTTTATTCCACTGTTTGACTTCGGCTTTCATCCAATCAGGCAATTCTTCAAATGCTGTCTTCATTCTAGTCAACATAACCGAACCAGATTCCATTTTGGGAGAAACTATTACGATAGTTTTGTCTGCATGGAACATCGCATCCCACAATGCATACATACCTGCGACCATTGAGATGCCCGTTTGCCTTGCTACCGCACCAACCAATACTTGATTTTCCTGTATAGCCCTTACGACTTCTTTCTGAGTCTCATATAGTGGGAATACTTTCATTCCGTCAGCGATACGTATTTGATTATAATAGGTATCTCCAAAATAAATCGGATCGTCCTTGCATTTCATTAACTCGTCAACCATTTCTCTCTTGAATACTTCCTTACCCATCTTCCATTTCCTTTAACTTCTTATAGTAAATCGGGTCTTCCATTAGGTGATCCATTGCAACTTCTCTTGCAATCTTAGGATCGTTAGTATGCTCCATCTCAACCTCAACGCCCCATTGCATCATTAATTGAATTAATTCGATAGGTGCGCCATGACGATTCGCAATGTCGTGTAAACTCTTATCGTCTGCCATTCCACCTTCTACTGTGTCCTGTAATGCGTCAGATATCTGGGATTTTAAATTTATTTTCATAATTTTCTCCTTTATTGTTTGAATTTTTATTCTTTCCTTATAAATATTTATGTCAAACCGTTTTATTTTAAAGCTTTTTATGACAAATAACCGACAGTAATATCAGTTATATGGAAATAAGGTGTAAAAAAAATGAGTTTTATGTGCATAATACAATAAATAATTTAAAGGAGAATTATTATGAATAGAAAGATTAAACAAGATTTGGAAAATGTCTATGGTTCCATGTTTCTTACAGAGAAGCAACAGAGCATGACTGTTGGCGATAGTAATGTTGGCGACCTTCCCGGCCCAGCTAAAGAAACAGGACCTAAAGGTTCTGGTAGTGAAGCTACGGATGCTAAGAAAGAAGTTGAAGCCGATGCTTCCCTTCAAGGTGACACCGTAGAAAAGAGTAAGAAGGGTGGAAAAGCCACTTCTAAATTTGATGAGCTATATCAGCAGGTAAATACTGAAGTCGTTTCCGAAGAAACTGGCGATATTGAAAGTGGCAACTTTAATGATGCTATCGGGGATTTCCCACCAGCGGGTGCTGATGAAGAATCTGCTGAACGTGCAGGCGATGAACTTGGTGAAACTAAGTCCAAAGCTGACTTGTTCCGTGATCTAGCTGACGCGTTCACTAGTCTTGCAGATGCATTCGCAGATGAACTAGGTGATGATGTTGGTGAAATGATTGATGGTGAAACTGAGATTCCAGAAGGTGAAGAAATCGCTGGTGAAGCGGTTGAATCTACTCCTGCTCCAGACTCCACTGCTAAACTTCAGTCTAAAGGCAACATGAACGTTAAAGGCGTTAAAGTTGTTAAGAAGGGAGTATCCTCTGCGTCCTCTGGACAGGAAGATGGTGGAAAGCCTAAGAATCAGCCTGATAGCACACTAGGACCTAAGACTTCCTTGAAGTCAAATGGATCTGGTGCCGCTGTTGATGGTAAAGATGCTAGTGCTTTTGAGTAAAATCTAATCACATACTTATAAAAAAAGGAAGGTTTATACCTTCCTTTTTTTGTGTATACGCCTAAATAATTAGAGAGGAAACATTATGAGTTTTGACAATTTATACAAAGATTGGTATTTATCTGAATCAGTGTTAGACATCCCACGAGATGGTCTAGACCCAGATGTATTTCAATTTCCAGAACAGGGTGCGCCTGTAATCAATGCTAGAGTTAAACAGCAGATTATTGATGGCGTGTCACAGATCCATTTGGTCGTGCCTGTATTGGACTATTACGTGCTTGGTAGTATCCTAACCCCAAAATATAACGAACATAGTGATATTGATGTTAACTGTGAGGTTGACAGGGAATGTGGGCCAGTTGCACTTGAAGGCATCGTATCATTATTGAAAAATATCAACGGCAAACTTGCCATTGGCACACAACATCCGATCAACTTCTTCCTTGTTAGAGGAGAATTCGATCACGATAAAACAGAAGCAATTTATGACATTGCAAATGATCGCTGGATTAAAGAACCTGATACAACACCATTCAACGTTAGAAAGTTTATGGATGAATATAAAGGTAAATTACAAGGCATTGACTTGGCAACTGCTGAATTGAGAAGAGATTTAATTGACTTTAAAGAATTAGACAAGCTAGACGAAACCGATATTGCAAATATTGATTTTGAAGTTAAGCGTGTGATGTCCGATATTGAAGTTGAAGTTAAGAAGATTGTAGATATGTACGACAATGCTAAAATTGTTCGTAAGAATGCATTCAACAAGGAGATGACTCCAATGGAAATTAGGAAGTTTGGTAAGAAGAATAATCTTCCAGATAATATCCTATACAAAATGTTGGAACGCTACTTCTACCGAGATCTTGCTTTGAAACTTAAACCATTACTAGCAGACGGTGAGATCACTAAATCAGAAATTCCGAAGGTTAAGAAATCCTTCAAAGACTTCCTTAAGGAGATTTAAAATGCCAGAAAATACATTCTATTATGCATATTACAAAAATAGTGATAATATTTTTGAACGTATTGGAATCGTTGAATCGGCAGATCTTAAGGATTGGTTGAGCATTTCAGCTAGAAAATATAATCACTTAAAGTTAGTGAAGAATACTGGAAACTTTATGGAACTAACACCACTTGATGAAGAGTGGGATATTGTTAACCGTGGAGTTGAAAACACACTTATTCATGAGAAGACCTCATTCAAAAGGTTCTCACAGGATAGTAAAGTTGACAAAAAGGTCAAGAGGGCAACGAAGGACAAACCTCAAGACCAACGCAAGCATCATATGAAAGCGAGTCGTGGAGCGGAACGAAAGAATCAAAATTATGTTCCAATGTATCGACAGATTGAAAATCAGACTACACTACCTACGGCTGACAACGTACTCAAAAATGCAAAATCTGCATCTTCTGGTGCGTGGAAGTTAAGTAAACGACAAGTGCAGGAAGTTGCAGGGAAATATAAATTCAACATTCCCACTGCTAAGAAACGCAGTAAGCACTTGGGTTCTACTGGTATTGTAATGTGGAGAAAGAGTCCAAAGGATTACTACCTTGTGAAGTTCAGTAAGCACCATCCGGGCTTTCACCCCAGTGGTAAGAAAAAGACAAGGAGTAGATAATGAGTTGTTTTGATAATATAGAAGAATTCAGAGAATCAAAAAGATATCTAAATAAGGAAAACACAACTGGTACACGAAATATGTATCAGAATTTGTGGAATGAGTATATTAATAGGTACGGTGTTAAGACCACTTATTACAGACACGGATACAAACTTCAGACGCAGGATGACTTCATCTATGGTGAAGATCCAACTGAGCCATTCCTTGAGCCAGAGACTATCAATATGATGGTAGAGTATCAAACAGACGCACTTTTACTATCCAAATTTGGATTGGAGAGTACTGCTGACTTGACTGCTGTGGTAACTATTGAAGATTATCAAAACACATTTGGACTTGGTGCCGAACCTAAAGCTGGCGATGTTATAGAACTTACAGAATCAGCTTGGTTTACCTCCGAAATGCCTCTCTATGATGGCTTGCTTAGTCACTTTAATGTGGTGGCTAATGTTGATAGTTTTGATATTGAAATAGTCTCAGGGGTTGATGTGGACTCCACAAGGCTTGCTCCTGTTAAAGCGGTTGTAACTGAGAATGTTCTATCATATACGGTTCCAATGTACACGACAAGTGGATCTATTTCCAGTAACATGTACCCAATTGAAAACGAGTTGCTTGAATTGTCAGGTGCTGTTATCTCTCAATATCATTTGAGAATGCCAGTTAATGATACAACATACTTTATTCCATTATATACCCCGCTACAAACAATTCCATTGCCCGGAATCAATAGCCTATATTTCAATTATGATATTGTTGATTTAAATGGTGGAGATATTAACTCAGCAGGATTCTTCCCGTTCGATTATGAACATGAAGGTGAACCATTGCTCATGCCTGTGTACACATATGCTACGAGTGGTGAACCATCTGCTACCGTAATTATTTCAGCACAACCTATGGACTTCATGGATATGGACCCTAAACGTTTGGTTTGTAAACACATGGTTGGGAAGGATAATGAGGACTATGATTATGTCAATTCTATTCTAATTGAATTGAGTGCAGTATATGGATCTCCATATATTAGATATCCACAGTTATTTGAGATTACAGAAGTTAAATATCAGGATTATTCCCAACAGGGGATGAACTTTGCACAGGGTCATTACATCTGGCAGTTACATGCTAAGAGGTTTGACTACTCATTTGAGCCGGGAATCTCATCAGAAGGACCTATGGATCAAGTATATGATAACTCATTCTTCGGAACGTTGTCTACTCTTGGTAACGAACCTTCACCTGAAAAGGTGTACCCACAGAATGTGGAGGATGCCAGTAAGGAAGTCTGGGATTATGAAGAGGAAGGTACTGATACCGACCCATATGGTTATTACTAAACAAAAAAAAGGTGGTCATTGACCACCTTTTTTTTTGCGTTATGTAGTTTAAACTACTTTCACTCGTTCAGTTGTTTCATCTATATATTTCACTAGATGGTTTTGTTTGAATGTAATTTTATCTTCGGATATTTTATTCTTTTCAGCGGTGTCGAATATCATATTAACACCTTCCAGTAATGCAGACCACCTCTTAAGGGTGAATACGTCCATCTCGTCTACTGTCATTGTCCTATTCCTTTACTTTTATGTTTGTATTTACGAAGGAGTTTATAGTTGCATGAAGATAACTCATGATCAACTCTCCTTCAATTCTTTCATCTAAAACATTGTCAGCCTTTTCACTGATCAATCTGAAGGTTGTTTCCAACATCTCCATATACGTTGCGAAATCTTCTGGAGTTTTATCCTCCTGTTCACATTGCATACGGATAATATTCTTCAACGCTTCAAGAATTGTTTCCAAAACTGCTTTTAGATTTGGTTGCCTAGCGTTAAAAGTACCCGCCATTACTCCCTCATTGTAGTTGGTGATGAACCTACCACTATCATGAGTCAACCAGAAGTTTTGACTTGTCTTCATGAAATCAGTATCCAGTACGGGTTTTACTTTTTCCGTAGCTGTAAACGATTCGTTCTTAACGTCAACAAAACTTCTATCTAAAACTTCCTGATAATTATGATCGGTAATTGGGATATTGTCAACTACTTTATCAGGCAATGTTGGATCTTTTGGGAATACTTGACTAGGCTTCATCTTCTTCTTCACCTATCTCGTCAATAATCTCTTGCGGGTCAGCAGTTTCTGTAAGATCCAAAGGATTAGTAGTTCTGACGGTGCTGAAGGACATTGCAACTTTGTTACCATTTCCACAACCTTTACAGATGAATGTATTGCCTTTATTCAAGTCAACCTTCACCGCATTGGCTTCACCGCAAAATTCACAATCAAGAGCAACAGACTGTTTGCCAACAGCTTTCTCATACTTAATCATTTTATCAAGCGTCTTGCCTTCTTCAACAATCGCCTTCTTTCTTAGAACCCAATTAACTGGCTCCATAATAACCCACTCTAGTCCCATCGTAATCCAGAAAATGGCATATGCCACACTAGGATTTAAAAACCAGAATCCAAACGCAATTAAAAATGCTACCAAGGACGTTGTTCCAAGGGATAGCAAAATTAAACTTATCATATTGTAACCTCTTCAATGTTTTCGATTACCTTACGTAACCGACTTTTTATTCTAATTAACTCTTCAGCAGAATCTTTCACCATATCTTGCTTGGCTCCTGAAAGACTCGCCATTCCTGAAGCACCATCCATCTTACGTTGGATCGCTTCCATTCTTGTATACAATTCCACCAACTCCGTAAAAATACTCTCAAAAGGGTAAATGAACGGTGCGGGTGATTTGGTTTCGGCATCACCCTGTCCCATTGTAATGTCAGGGTTTTGATGCCTTAGAGGTGGAGCTTTCAATACGGTAGCAGGGGTGTACTTATTCTTTGACGAACTTTGTACAGATCCCAACGTATTGGTTCCACCATAGTTTGCATATGATTCTTCAATTGACGTATCAAGAGAAGAATTCATAATATCTTTAAATGTAGGCGTTTCTTTAGTCTGTTTCATTTGCTTCGAATTCCTCGTGTACTTTCACAAGTGATCCGCAACGAGGACAAACCCATCTACACTCGTGCAGAACACCATTTCTAGTGTTGGTAGAACTCTCTCTACCCTGTGCTACTGCACCACAACTGTGGCACGGCATTGGTCTATTTTCAATCTGATTCATTTAGTTACCCTTTATTTCGGTTACGTACTGCTTGCATGAAAGAGCTTCCACCCTTTACGTCTGCTTCAGTAAACGGATTGTCTTCTTTCTTTTCTTCATCATCATCGTCATCGTCATCTTCTTTTTCTTCAGAGTCTTCAGTCTCAGATTCAGATCCTTCAGATTCAGATTCAGATTCTTCCGAACCTTCTTCTTTATCAAATGGACAATCTTTCTTGTCTTCTTCGTCTGGACTTTCTTCAGTTTCACCATCAGCTTCCAATGCACCTGTGCTTGGTTCTGGAGTAGCTCCACCACCCATAATAGCACCTGCCATGTCGCAAGGGGTTGCCCCTACCATAGCCTGACTCATTGATTCATACACCGCAGTAGGGATGTGAATTTCAACACCACCTTCCAAATGAAGTACCAATTTTTCACCTTCGGATGCCTCTGGTGCAACGTCTGATGCGTCATTGTTCCCAAAACTTCCAGTATCGGAATCTGTATCTGGGGTTAATGCAGTGTCTTTCTTTTCTAGCGAGTCTAACGTTTTGTTAAAGTTTTCCATAATAATTCTCCTTTTAACTATTTAGGCAAAGATCTTCCCATTTCCATTTATAATCTTTAATATATTGAATATTATTGGAAAGGGCATATGCGTAGAATTTATCGAAATCTTTGGCAGGAATATTATCAAACTGTTCCTGATAGACTCCAACCTCATCTGGATATACGGTATATCCTATCCTAAGATCCATGAGCGTTCTATTGTGCTGAAGCATTTTCAATTGGTCTTGCTTCAATCCCTTAAAGGGTGTTTCAGATTCTGCCAAACGTTTAGATTTGACTTTACCGAACCCTTTAAGTCCTGAAATATTATCCGAACGATCGCCCATAATCATCTTATATAGAAGGAATCTGGTGCGTTTTACACCTTCAATCTTCTCAAAGTTTTCAATAGTTACCATTTCTTTGGTTCGTAGATTATAATATTCAACATCGTGATTTACAAGTTGCAGTAAATCTTTATCAAATGTTGCAATTACGACCTTCTCAGTGGTATTGTGGGCAATCCAAGCCATAATATCGTCTGCTTCCATGATATTTGGGTGGATATTGCGAATTCCCAAGTGGGATACAAGTTCTTCAATGATGTCACACTGTTCGTATAGAACGGTATTATCATTTGTACGTTGAGCCTTATAGGTTTCATCTTCCTTACGGAAGTTCTTTACACCTTTAGTGAGTTTTTTATCCCAACAGATCACAATTGAGTCTGGATACAGGGTATCGTACAGTGTATAGATCCTTTTCATAAAGATATCTACCGTTGTAACGTCAAACCCCTCACCGTTTCTAACTTTCTTTGAAGACTTTACTCCAACGTATGAACACATATTGGCTAGGTTGTTTCCATCGATTACTAAAATCATTTTTCAACCCCCTTAAACTGGGTTACACACGCATTATAATACTTTTTGGGGATCGTTTTGACGTAATCAAAATGACCTTCCTCAAATAATTGTTTAACTTTTTCTGAAGGTAGCATCAACTTTTCTTGATCTGGAAGCATCATGAGGGCTTTTTGATCGCCCACATCACACTCTTTGATGTTCATAATGAAGCTACCTTTGTATTCGCCGTCATTGATGAAGTAAACACCCCTGTTGACGAATTTCATTTTGCTTTTATATTTATTGAACATAATATTTTTTCCTATAACTATTTATGAAAACTTCGGATCATTCAACCCAAATGCTTCAATAGTTTTGTTAAATTTTCCAGTTTCCTTCACAAGACGCAACATATCCTTTGCAATATCACGAATCTCTTTCTGAGCGTGTTCATCATTGCGTAGGAGTTGGAAGTGTGCAAAAGATCTAAAGTTGAACATGATGTCGCATTTAATCTGGTTGCCGTATGGAAGGTAGAAACGTGCAGTTTCCTTCGCCCGTTTGCGATCCATCCCATGAACATCTACCAACATCGTTAGCATGTTATGGTATTTAGTCAACTGATCCTCCATATCCTTGATATATTGGAATCTTAATTCTTCGGGCCAATCATCTGGAACATAGAATTTATCATCATTCAATTCCTTATATCGGGCAGATTCGGCATTAATACTCACCCCAATGCGGTGCTTCAATAAATGGATGTGGCTTGCAATATCACTTGTAACTAAAAAATGAAGTGACGATTTCTCAAACGGAGAGTGATGTCCTTCACTTGCTAACATGTCCAGTAATTTTGGGATTCTATCCCGTTTTTCGTCAGATAAGTCCCGACTTGTGCTTGTCCACGCAGAGAGTGCATGGGTTTCATCAGAACCATAGGTTCCGAGTAATTCTACTTCATTGTTGTTCATTAAATCTCCTTAAATGTAGATATAGTTCTATCATATGGGCATGTTAATGTCAACATAAACATCTTGATTTGTTTGGGAATTTGCTAAATAATTATATGAACGCACTTAAATGTAGAAACGATTTAGCTATCAAATTAGCTAAACGCACTGGAATTCTGAAAAAGGATTGTCTTAAATTAATGGAAGCCATGATTGAAGAAATGGTTATCGAGTTGAAAAGTGGTCGTGGGGTACATCTCCCGACCCTTGGTAAATTTGAATATTATGTCCGTGGTACTAAACGAAATCGTGATCCGATCACTGGAGTGGAGGGAACGGTACCACCAGTTACCCGAATTAAATTCTCCCCTTGTAATGATGTGAAGTATGGAGTTGCCGTTTTAGACTGGGAACCTCACCTGTCTGAATATCAAACTGAAGCAGAATGGTATAAAAAGATTCTAAAAGAGCGTGAGACAAACGATAAATAATTAAAAGGACACTTATGAATAAATTTAAATCATTAGCAGATATCTACACAGAAGCTCGTGGATACAAATATAAAGACTCTACTGTAGTTGAACGGGAATTGAAGAAATTGCAAAAGCAACTTCAGGATGCAGACTTCGCACTTAAAGAAAAAGAGCGAGAGGTTGATGCCGACCTGAAAGCTAATTTCCACTTCGGTGATATGAATTCCAAAGATTACAATAAAGAATTTGAAAAACGTTACAAGGACGGCATTTCAGCCGAAGTCAAGACGTACAAACAAACTAAGAAAGACTTAGATACCGCACTTGCAAAATATAAAACTGCCAGAAACTTGGAAGTGCCGAAACCGTCACCAACATTATCAGACGAATATTCAAGCATGAGGAGAGGTGAAACTAACTTCAAAAACACTCACGGCAAGATGAGCGACCCAATGAATCACAACTATAAAGGGTTTAAGAAACTATCTGATGATGCGAAAAGTCTATATAGCGAACTCCAACGCAGAGGAAATGCTGGGGAAGTTTTTGATATCTACAAGGGAGATATTTCTCGCTATAATGATATTAAAGCTACTGAGTTGGCAAACGTGATGAAGTTAGCACTTGATATGGGATATGAACTAGGGGAGAATATGTTCTTCTGGCTCGAAGAATTAAGTCCTAAATTGGCGAAACAAGTCAATGACTATGATGGATACTCTATGGAACATGATGATTACATGAAGGCATCCCACCCATATTATAAGAAGATTAGAAACCAATATCTTAACAAGTATGATGGAGATGAAGTGAAGGCAGATCGCATGTTAAAACTATTTAGAAAACGCAAACAGCACGAGAGTAAGATGGACAATATGTAACGGAGATATATTATGGAACAGTTTAATTTAGAAAATATAATCAAAGAATCACTACTGAATGAAGAGTTATATGAAGACTTTCAACAATTCAGTGAGGGTGGAACGCCCGGAATTGCACATAGTGTAAGAGAAATGGAGAAGCATTCTCAGATGGGAGCATTGGAGGAATTAGCCGATGGCGGTGGTAATGATGTGATTATGAAATTGATTGATATCGTTGGCGGTGTGTTCCGAAAGGCGATTAAAGAATTCAGAAATAAGGGGAAGGTTCCTGATAAGGATGAGTTGATTGCATATGCAAATGCTTACTATGGTAAGGATGTGCGGGAAATGTTAGATGATTAAGGTGCGAACGAATGCTTGAAGGAAGTTCAGTTATTGATGAACGCATTCAACATCAAATACACCTTAGTTAAGGAATTTATATTTTAGGAGAAATACTATGAGAACAATAGATGAAAAAAATCTAGAGATGATTTATGAGGGTCTGGGATATGATCAGTCTTCATATAGAAGAGGGGATGAAAGTAATCCCGGCAGTCCACATTATGATGATGGGGGCATGGAAGACTACATTGACCAGTATGCAGATGCTATTCAAGAATACATCACTGCAACCTACGGACAATCTGAAGTGATTGAAATTGAAATTGATGATGACAATTTCATGGTTAGATTTAAATACCTTGATGATGATGGATCGGTTCAGACCAATGTAGAGAAAGTAAAGGACTCTGATGTTGGTGCTGATTTAACACCAGATAATGATTATTAAACACTTGGATAAATAATATGCCTACAGAAACATTATATGCATTGTTGGTGGATTTAGAATTAGAAGCAGTTTCTAAATCTAAGCGAATATTAGAAACTTATGCCGAAGTAAAATTCGAAGAGGATGAATATCTAATTGTGAAATTAAATTCCATCTGTGAAGTATTGTAAGACAATTTTAAGGAGAAATAATTATGACATTTTATGAAAACAATTTTAAAG